ATCACGTTTCCTGATGAAACTGGGACAGTTCTAACTTCAGGTTCGACTGTTACTGGCACCACCGTTGTTGTTACAGACAATGAATCTACAAATGAAAATAATGCAATTGTATTTGTTGCTGATGCTGACTTAGATGGTGGTACTGTCTCTCTTGAATCAGATGGTGATCTAACTTATAATCCTAGTTCTGGAACAGTGGCCGCAACCATATTCTCTGGTGCATTGTCTGGTAATGCTACGACTGCTACTGCACTAGCAAGTGCTAGAACTATTGCATCCACAGGAGATGTAACATGGACTTCTGCATCCTTTGATGGTAGTGGTAATGTTACAGGAATAGCTGCAATTGGTACTGGTGTTATTATTAATGCTGATGTTAAATCAGATGCCGCCATTGCAATGTCAAAGACTGCCCTTGTGGATGGAACTGGACTTACTCTTTCAACGAATACACTTAGTGTCGATGCCGCTCAAAGTCAAATTACTTCTGTCGGCACACTAACAGGTTTGGTTATTGCTGATGATGGTAATATAGGTTCTGCATCCGATACAGATTCTATAGCAATAGATGCTACTGGTAACGTAACTGTTTCTCAAAACTTACTTGTATCTGGAACTCTTGAAGTTCAAGGTGCAACAACAACTATTTCCTCTACTAACTCTGTTATTGCCGATAGTCTTATAGAATTAAACACAGGCGCATCCAGTAATGCAAATGACTTAGGGTTTATTTTTGAACGTGGTTCTACTGGAAATAACGCTGCTTTTGTATGGGTAGAGGCATCTGATAAATTTAAATTAGGAACAACAACTGCTATAGGAACAGCAACTGGATCACTTACAGTTGCAACAGGAACATTAATTTCTAACCTAGAAGGTGATGTTACAGGTGCTTTAACTGGTAATGCTGACACGGCAACCCAATTTACTTCATCTGCTAACGACAGTGCGAATGAAACTGTTTATCCTGTTTTTGTGGATGGGCAAACAGGAGCACAAGATGCTGAAACTGATGTTGGATTAACATACAATCCAAGTACTGGAATAATAACTTCGACAGGATATACTGGTACACTTCAGACCGCTGCTCAAGCAAACATCACTTCCGTAGGCACATTAACAGGATTGACTATTGCTAATGCTGGAAACATAGGTTCTGCTTCTGATACTGATGCTATGGCAATTAGTTCTGGTGGTATAGTATCCTTTAGTCAGGGAATAGAACCAGCAGATTATGTACATCTAACTGGTGATGAGAAAGAACTAAGATGGTATAATGGTTCTAATTATGTTGGTTTCGCTGCTAGTACCTCACTTGCTGGAAATCAGATTTGGAAATTACCAACTGCTGATGGATCATCTGCTGGTGATGCATTAGTTACTGATGGCAATGGTGTTCTATCATTTTCTGGTGTTGTTGGTTCTAATGCTGGAACATTTACTGTAGCAGATGAATCTTCTGATACAACATGTTTTCCTGTATTTGTAACAGGTGCTACTGGTAATTTATCGGCAAAGTCCGCTGCTGGTCTTACGTTTAATTCTGCTACTGATACTCTTACTGCAACAGCATTTGCAGGACCACTTACAGGTAATGTAACTGGAAACGCAAGTGGCACCGCCGCAACTGTTACTGGTGCTACTCAATCTGCTATTACTGCCGTAGGAACCCTAACCAGTGTGGTTGTTGCTGATGATGGAAATATAGGTTCTGCCTCAGACTTAGATGCAATGGCAATTGCTTCTGATGGTAAGGTTACATTTTCACAACAGGCAACCTTTACAGGTGGATTGAAGATTGCAGACGGAGGTAATGTTGGTGCCAACTCTGATACGGATGCGATTGCAATTTCTGCTGGTGGTTTAGTTACCTTCTCACAAGATGTCCAAGTTGAAGATGACATCATTATGGATTCAGATGGTGCAATACTTTCTATGGGAGAGAGTAATGAGATACAAGTTATACATGAACTTAATTCAGGAATTTTAGTAAAACATAATGCAACTGGTGATGGTAGCACTGTAAGACTTACATTAGAAACTGGTGAAGAAAATATCGAATTGGACGATGTTATTGGTTCTTTACAATATAGAGCACCAGCAGAAACAACTGGAACAGACGCAAACTTAGTTACCGCTGCTATCGAAGCAATTTCAGAGGGTGACTTTAGTGCATCAAATAATGCAACTAAATTAAGTTTCATGACAGGTGTATCAGAAGCGGCATCTGAAGCAATGTCTCTTAGTTCTACAGGTAAAATGGTCTTTCCTAATAAGCAGGGTGGAGATAATATCCTGTTAAATGGAACAGATTCTAGTAGTTCTAATGCTGGTGATGATGTGGTTTTGAATGGAACAGATGGTTCCTCTACTAATGCCGATAGTAATATTCTTGTGGAAGAAGCAGAGGTCATAACAACCCAAACAGATTATAACGATATACATAGAATAATGGGGCATATGGATAATACAGCAAAACATATGTTTCCTAATAAACTTAATCTATGTAACTCTTCTGGTGCAGTTCTTTGGACATATCATACTGCTGGTACACAAGAAGGGGTTACGACATAATGGCTGTAAGAAAACCCATATACATTGACAGCAGTAATAACCTGATAGAAATGACCACTGCCGAGGTATTGGAGTGGACAGAACAGGTGTGCTTTCTGTATGGTTCTAGTCCTTCTGTTACTCTCACTGTTGTGGGTAGTTCAGGAAGTTTGGCTTCTTTAGATGATACTAGATTGGCGGCAGGAGCAACTTCACAGTCGGCATCAGCATTTCCTAATGAGGCAACCACAGCAGAACCTACTACAGTAACAGTAACTTATGACAAGGTAACTAAGACAAATGCCAGTGTGTCTCCGACAGTTGATACTGGAACCACGTGGCCAGTATATATTAATGGTGATAACGATTTACAGGCAATGTCTCTTACAGATATTAAAGATACGTTTCTTCATCCTGCAATTGACCTATTAGTTTCTGGATCGGAGTCTGCTACAACTGCTGGAACGTATACGGTGACTACTTCTGCGACTCCAGCGTCTAATTATACTAATGTAGGTAGTGGTGTGGCAATTTTTGCAGACACAAGGGCAGATACCTCTCTATATTCCGCTGCTGGTATCCCAGAGACACTTGATCAACCAACAACAATAACAAGTTATTTTTTACATATAAGAACTGGAACAGATACAGCACCAGCACGTGATCCAGTATTTATTACTGGTTCTAATGATATACAAACATTTACAGAGGGAACAATTGATGGTTTGCTTACAGAGTGGATACGAGAAACAGCATCTGAATCTACTGATGGATATCAAATAACTTACACTATAGCAACTTCTGGTGGTAATACTAGAGGAACAGCAATGGTGGATACTAAATTAGATGGTGCTGGTGTGCATAGGACTTTACAGTCGGGTGATGATTATCGTGCTCAAGAACATCCTAATGGTTCTGCACAAACAATTACTACGACTGCATTGCGTATAAATAAAGCATAGGAGAATAAAGAATGGCTGCTTTTACTGGTAATATAATAAATGCATACTACACTAATAGTGAACGTGATACCGTATGCGTAATGTGGGGTGACGGTAAAGTTGCACGTGAGCATTATCTTATGGTCGATGAAGAGGATGATCAGTTTCAAGAATTACTGGGTGAGTGGTCTTACGATAGTTTAGATGAATCGACAAAAGTATATGTAGAAAATGCAAGAAATGAATTTCACCAAGCATTTGAACGATATGCAAAGGAACGAAATTTATATGGATACACTGAAGATGGCGGTACTCCTGAAGATAAAGAAAAAGAAGAAATTATTCTATTAAACATTGAAGATTTAATTTTTAATTTCGATCCCGAAGATAATGAGCAGAAAGAAGAATTGTTTAAATTAAAATTAAAATTCTTTGATCGTGATGAAGTAAAATCTAGTAAGAAAAGAAAAGCAAAAACTGATTTAAGAAAAGCAGAATCACCTTTGGAGGCTATAGTTTTATACAATTCTTTCGTAAAATAATATGAATTCATTATATACAATATTATGTGTTAAGTGGGGTGATAAGTATGACTCTGATTACATTCTTAATTTAAAAGAACAAGTTGATCGTAATTTAGATTTGCCTTATAATTTCTACTGTCTGACAGACAATCCCGAAACAGAATATGACATACAACTTCCAACTGATTGGGATCAATACTATGATCCTGAGAAGAATTTCTTTTGGGCATATCGTAAATGTTATATGTTTAATGAAAATTTATTTCCTGAAATGGACGGCACACAGTTTTTATACCTAGATCTTGATATCCTTATCCATCAAGATTTAAAATATTTTTTTAAATTAAATATGCAAAAACCTTATATTGTTAAGGGTTGGTGGAATGATATTAATACGTGTAGAAAGAATTTTGGTCAAATAAAATCTACTCCCTTAAATTCTTCTGTTATTAGATGGAATAGAGGGCAAATGCGAGGGGTATATAACTTTATTGAAGAACATCCAGAAATTATATTTTTTACTTACAAAACCATAGATAATTATTTTAATCATAATTTTTATAAAATATGGGACGAAAAGGTTTCCTTTTTCAATCCTTTTCCGAAAGGAGATATATATTCTTGGTATAAGGGAAATATTTTCCCAGATGATATGGAGCTTAAAAAAATCAGAGAAGATCATAAAATTTGTTTATTTAATAATAGCACGAAGGAAACATATGAAGATATGTTTGAGATAGAAGAATTGAGAAAACTTTGGTAGTCGATCATATTATATATACTCCTGAAACAACAAATAATTGGACAAATGCACATAATCAGACTCAAAAAGAAAGACCTTGGGCATATCCTAGACTTGTGGATTCTATGAATTCATCTCAACTTGAAGGTAAGTTATGGTTGGGAGATGAGATGAAAAAATTGGAAATTAAACCAAAGAAAGTTGCATTATTAGGAGGTTGGTATGCACATTATTTGACTTCTATTTTAATAGAATATTTAGATGTTGAATTAGTAATGAATTTTGAAATAGATGAAGATGCTCATTTTGTTAGTTTTAAATTTAATAGACGGTATAAGGATGCAGGAAAATATAGATCAATGCGAAAAAATATAATGTTTAATGCATTAATGCCCGCCAAAGCACTTGAGGATGGAGAAGATCCTTATGATGTAATAGTGAATACTTCTTGTGAACATATGTTTCCTATGTGGAAATTTAGAGAAATAAATTATAACTTAGAAGATCCTTTATATGTTTTACAATCTACAAATCAAAAGGAATATTGTGAAGATCATATAAACACAGTAGAAAGTGAAGAAGAATTAATAGATCAAGCAAGACTTCTAGATGTTTGGTATACTGGTAGAAAAGTTTTACAAAATGGATTTACTCGATTTATGGTGATAGGTAAATGAATGTAGTAGAATGGTGCAGGGCAAATGATATATGGTATCTCAAGATAGATTTAGAAATACCAGAAGCATGTATTAAAGAAGCACAACAGGTATATGATGAAGGTTTTTTTGTAGACCATCGTTACGGTGTTGGAGATGGTTGGTGCTCTTCTGCACTACATGGTTTTGTTGAGAAGGGTAAGGATATTGCTGGAGGGTGGCATCACACCAAAAATCCCTCTGCTTATAATTTAGAAGAAGAAGATGTTGATTGGGGATGGACAGAATTACAAGAAATTTGTCCAGAGACTAAAAAATGGTTAGAAGACTTCCCCCACAAACAATATAGAAGATGTAGATTTATGTTATTGAAACCAGAAGGTTCAATAGAAAAACATAATGATTCCAATCAAAAAAGAACTGACGAAGGTAGAAAACGTAACATTTCTTCTGCAATTAACCTTGCGTTCTATCAACCAGATAATTGTTACCTAAGACGATCTTCTACAAAAGAAGAACTTCCTTTTGAAAATTGTACAGGGTTTTGGTTTGATAATGGAGTTAATCACGAAGCATATAATTCATCAAATGAAAATAGATTTCACTTTATAATACATGGTGGTAGTAATAAAGAAAGAGAATTTCTAATGAAAAGGTCGGTTGCTAAACAATTTGGATTGGATGCGTTGAAAGAAATTGATGGATAGTTTTGAAGAATTTAAAACTTTTATTAGCTTAAAGTCCTTTATACTCCCTGTTAAGACTAAAAAATTACTATATTTAGTTACATATCCAGATAAACTTGAATGGGACTATGGTGTAGAAAAACAAACGCAGATGACGTATCTACAAATGTCTGGTGGAGGTACTGGTGCTGGAACTGGGCATTATATTAAATTATGTAAACAAAGTGAAGTTTCTAACCTTTTAAAAAAAGAAACAGAAACTACACATGTGATGATATGTTCTGTAGGGATGCTTTTTGTTGTAATAGAAATGGCAAAAGGCAAACCTAATACCCCTATTACAGATTTTGAAAAATTTTCAGAGAGTAAAATATATTGTAAGGCACATATAATAGCAAAACCTGGAGATGTAGTAACCTTAGTTAATAGACATCTCGCCGAACCTTGGCCGTCGAACCCTAATTCTTTTACAGCACCTCTTGCTTATTTACATCACCAACATATAGAATTAAATTTAAATATGTGGAGGGAGATGGGTTGTCCTGATGTATATGAAAAATTTGAATATGAAGAAAGATCAAAACAAAATTATCATGATGATTATACTCCTCTTTGGATAAAACCAACAGAGTTTCCTAAAATACAAAATTTTACAAAAAGACAAAGAGAAAAGAAGGCATTTTCATATGGTTCCCAATCACGTGAATATCAGAATGATATGTGGAAGAATATTAGAGAAGATACATATGATTTTAATAAAGAGAATGAGAATTTTTATTTTAATAGGTTAAATTTAAATTTTTACAGTACACGATGGACTCGCCTGGCCAATTTAGATAGAATAAAATATTATGTAGAAAATAATGAATACCTGGGAGGGTTTCCCAAGGATGAAGAATTTGATTTGATATTTTCTCCTTGCGGTGGTTATACTACAGAAGTTTTAGCACATAAATTAAACTTCAACGGCAAGATTATAATATATGACTATATTAAAAGGGTACTAGATATTAAACAACAAATTTTAGATATGAACCCAACATTAGAAGAATTAAAAGTTTTAGAAAAAATGCATCCAGATATGTTTTTTATTTGGAACCAAGAATATCAAAAAGGTCGGCCGAATAGTTTTGGAACTTTTAAAGAAATGAGAACTTGGCAAGAGGAGATGTGTGCGAATTATGATATTGAGTTTTGGTTAATGAATTTAATCGAACCAGATTATAACAGACTTTTAAAAGAAGTCAAGGGAAAAAGAGTATTTTTTAATGCAAGCAATATTTTTAGTTATAATAAAGTAATTTTAAAATACACATTACCAGAAATATATAAATCTTTTGATAAACTTTTTAATATTTTAGAAACGGCAGATGATTATCATTTTAGAGGTACAGTACCATTGAAAAGATGGAAAAGATGATAATAATCGCAATTAGAATTGGTGATAAGTATGGTCCAGAATACGAAGACTACTTAGAAAAGAAATTAAGTGGCAAGGGATATACACTGAAATGGATACGAGAACCATACAATCCAAAGGTAACTCTTCAATGGAACAAGATGTGGGGTATGCAACTCGACACAGAAGAACCTATTTGTGTTATGGATATTGACGTTTTGCTTCTAAATGATTATAAGAAAATATTTGATTACCCCATAAAACGAGGACAATTTCTTGCTATGCCAGGATGGTGGAGGGATACAAAGAAAAGTGGATACTATATTAATGGGGGGTTCTTTAAATATTATCCAAAAGACTGTAAATACATTTACGACAAGTTTATGGAAGATATACATTATTGGCAACAGTATTATATAAAGAATGAAACTACGAAAGGACCAGTAAACGGAGAACAATATTTTGTTGAAGACTCTGTTAAAGAGAGGTTGCAGTTGATTATGCTTCCAAAAAGTTGGTTTACTCGTTGGGTAGTAGATTCAGATATAAATTATGGCAAACCTATGATGAAGTGGAATGTCCAGATGGCAAGAAAATATAGAGAGATTACAGGGAATGAGTATGTGTATCTGGGAGGAGAATTTCATCCTGATATAAAGTTCGTTCACTTTACACACTCATCTAATAAACCACATTTATGGGCCGATTATGACAAATTCAATTAAGTTCGTTTTTATTTCAGATGATTATCGTAGAGCATGGGACAAGTATGTTAAGGGTGCTCCACGAAAGGGGCAGTATGGATGGTTAGAGTTTGATGATGATTTTAAGGAGAAATATAAGTTAGCAAGAGAACGTGAAGAGTTTATGATCCAGTATTGTCATCGATCAAAACACTCTTATATAAATGATGCATTGGGTGTTGATCAGTTTGTATATAGTATGGACAATATGGAAAAATATTACCCTGTTTTAAACTACCAATATTATCCTGAAATATCGAGGGAGGACTTTAATGATTTAATGATGAAACGTGCTCAAGAATTAGCATCTATGGATAGAGTTATAGATGTTCTATATTCTGGTGGTATAGATAGCACAGCAATAATTCTTGCCCTGAAAGAAGTTTGTCCTAGAGATCAGTTACATATTATTGCAGGGGGAACTTCTGTCATAAGACATTATGAAAAACTCTGGGATAATTATATTTCTGGGGGATGGCATACATTGGATGAAAGTGGAAATTTATATGGACAGGCAGAACCAGATAAGCATATTTATACCAGTGGGTGCGAAGCAGACAGGTTGTTTGGTAGTGTAGGATATCCTCCTCAAGTGGATGATGCGGTACGTGATCCAGATTCTCCTTTAGGTTATAAGATTAATAGAACCAAAACTCCCAATCTTGAAGAGGATGAAGAATGGAATTATGAGATGTGGTGGACTATTACACGATATACTTTTCTTACACAATCGTTTAGATTATTACAAAATATAACTTGTAAGAAGATGGATTTAAATAATTACCAACCGTTCTTTAGAGATGCAGACATTCATAAGTGGGCAATTAATGAACATATTAACAAGAATATGTATTGGTATAATCACGGTCCACGAAGTCCAGAAGAAAAGTTTTTATCAGCAAAGATGATGCTACGAGATTTTATTGCACAATGGGATAAGGATTATGCTTATAATAAAGGCAAGACCAGACTGATGGAACAACAAGCACAGAAGGAATTCTTTTCTCCACTACCTAATAATTTTCACGTGAAGGCAATTACAGATGATGGAACTATAGTGGATAAAGATAATATTATGGAGTATTTGGTTCCAGAGGCATTAACCATATAAACACTCTGGCCATTCTTTAATATATCTTTTAAAAAGATGTTGTCTACTATCATTTTTTTTGACCCTGAAGTTGAGTTGATGACAGAGAGCAAGTTTGTCTAATGTCTTAACATGACTAAATTTCAACATTCTGCCAGAACTACAGTTATATCTGAATAGTAGTTTTTCTAATCCGTCCCATCCAATAAATCTACGTATCATACGAAACTCCCAATGAGGATCACCTATTTGCGAATGCTCCCAATCTATTAGTGCCTTAAATTTGCCATCTTCTATAATGATGTTTTCATTCCATAGATCACCATGTAGAACTACACTACCTGTTAAGTCATTTCTTATCTTATTAAATTCTTCCACTGCCTCATTAGTAAACCAATTCTCATGCTCGTTAAGGGAATTTGCAATTTTGAACATGTTGGTTTCTGGTCGGCCATTAGGTAGGAGATCATGGACGTATACTAAAGCATCTGCGAGGTCTGATATGAACTGATCATCAGGGAACCACTTAGGCATAGTTTCTCCATCTACCCAATCCATGATTTAATCTCATCATAGTTTGTAAATATTTTACTATAATCTGGATGAGGTATAATATCTTTCTTATTTTTTTCATAATACATTCCACGTATACCATAGTGTTCTTCTATTTGATACATTTCTTTTATGGGATCGTTTACAAAAGTTTTCCAATTTATGATTGGTTCTCCATTGTAATTTCTTTCTTTAAATACCTCAACATATTTTTGACGATCTATAAAATGTTCGAAATGTTCTTCTGTTGCTGTTATTGAGTTTTCTAGGGGTATTTGTCTTATATCAGGATTATAGGAAGTAAAATTTCTCTTGATGTAGTCCTGTTTTTTTGATATTACATCGAAACAAAATTGGGCTAGTATATCACGATTTTCCAAATAAATCAAGGAAAAATTACGCATAATTTTTGAAGAAATCTCTTGACTTCCGTCAAAAGATATGCTATTACGTTCTATGGTATTAGCCAATTGGAACGGCATACATTTAATAATAAAGGACGGACCATAATTTTTGAGGTATACTAATCTCTTGGTTATCTCTGCGTTGGTTAGAAGGTTTTCATTAACACTATGGTCTATATCTACAGGAGATGATTTGAGTTTATCATAATGTATTTCTTTAACTCTACCAAACCATTCACTACCAAATTCTATACCAAAAGTTTTTGATATATACCTTTGAACATAGAATGAACCAGATCTTGGGGTACATATTAAACAAAATTTAAACATCAATCCACTCCTTTATTTCATCTATATTTTTAAATTTCTTTTCATAATCTATTCCTAATCCTAATGGCATACGAATCTTGGGCCACCCTTTCTCCATAGATTCCCACATTATCCATTCTAGATTATAATCTTCCATAATTTGCCATCCCCCGTCTAGTGGGTCTTCAATAAATTTTTCATATTCTACTAGTGTCCCACCTTTTCGGGTATAGTATAAATCCCAAAATAGTTCTAATCTTTTTTTGAAGGTTAAGTATTCTCTGTATTTTGCTACCAAACTATTATCTTTTATACTATTATTTAGAGAAGAGATTTCTTCCTCATTATATACGAGGTTAATTTTTGTTCTAATCCGTGCAACATGACTTAAAAATTGTTTTAGAGTGTCCTTTCTATATAACCATACAGTATCAAATTCTGTTAATATATTGTAAATTTTTTCTTCTGGAATATAATGGGTAAGAATTTTAAGAATATGATGTTTGTTTGCGAAAGGTGCTTCTGCTATTTTTTCATAAGGATTAAATTTCAACCATGAGGTAGAATCCCATAAACCGTATTTATCGCAAAGATACCTACGGAAGTAAGTGGAGCCACTTCTACTCGTTGTCACTAATCCTAATCTATATGGTGGTTCCATCCCTTATATATATTAGTATGAAATTTGTTTATGTGACACCCGAATTTCGTCAAGCATTCAATAAATCCTCTATCGAAGAGCAGGATAAAATAACATCTTGTGGTCAACCTTCTTATTCTTTTGTAAACGATAAGGATGGGGAAGAACAATTTACTTTTGAGATGGATAGTTCCTATTATATTTCTCCTCCCTATGAGTTTAATGATAAAATGGATAATATACCTTTTTCAGAATTGATGCATGAAAGAGCAATTGAATTAAGAAATATGGATAAAACTATAGAAGTGGTGGGTGAAGATTGGGGCAATAGTTTAATTCTTCAATATTTAAAGGAAGTTTGTCCTAAAGACCAAATAAAAATACCTAGAGAAGAAAAACTACATCCTCATAATATGTTATTAGTAACTGGATTTGAATATAATCTTTTATTTCATGGTTTAAATGATATGTGGAGAGATAGGGTTAGATATTTTTTGTTGAGTCAATCTTGGCAAGTATTGTATAATTATGATGGAGATTGGATTGATATTAATAATTATCAACCGTTTTATCTTTCAGCACTATTTGAAACATGGGCCATCAATCAACACATACAAAAAAAGAAATCAGTTAGTCATTATAAAGATCCACCTAAATATAGGAGAGGAAATGTTCTTGCAATAACTTCTGAAGGTAAGGTTATATATAAAAGAAGATATCCTGTGAAGGAAAGTAATCTAGGAGATATTCAAAATGAAATGGTTTAAAATAATAGCATGGACAATATTAGGATTAGGTGTTGTATCTTTAGGATTATTTGTGGCATATTTTTTCTTGATGGCAGGACTTCCATTTTAGGGGTGTAAATTATGGCAATTAAAACTACTTTGACATTTACTAGACCAAGTACAGACATTCCTTGGTATAAACAATCAGATAGTTTTAAGGCATATGCCTTAGAAACTTATGTAGATACGGGAAAAAGAATATTAGAAGAAAATACTGAATCAGAAGATGGACTTACTAAAACTTGGGTTACTATTATGACAGATGAAGCAAACCAAAAGGCATATGCACAAGATAGTAATGTCCAATCTTTTTTAAATGCAAGAGATTTATATTGTATCCAAAATGGTATTTCTCTAAGTAGAGAAACGGAAGAAGTATAATGGCCATTAAAAATATATTTTCTTTAACTCGACCTTCTACAAGTGTAGATTTTCCAGAGATATCTGCCACATTTATAGGAATAGCTATAGATTATGATAAGGCAGGAAAACGGAAGGTAAAGTCTAAATCTATATCAGCTGATGGACTTAAACAAACTATTGTGACAATATTTGATTCTGAATCTTCAAGGTTTGATTGGGTAGAAAATTCTACTATACAAACAGAATTAAACGCAAGGGATATCTATTGTATTGAAAATGATATTGTAATATCCCAATCAACGGAGGATATTTAATGGCAAAAATTCAGGATACTTTGATATTTACTCGGCCCAATAAGGATACCATGTTTCCTTCACAATACGGAGAACTTTACAGTGATACGATTGATCCTATTAGACAATTAATGACTGAACGTAAGGTTGAAGGAAAACGTGTTAGGAAATCTTCTACTATATCAGAAGATGGACTTAAACAAACTGTTATAGTAGAATTTGATTCTGAAGCTTCAAGAACTGAATTTTATGAAAATTCTATTTCAAAAACAGCAATAACAAACAGAGATTCTTATTGTAATGCTAAATCCATTACAATAACTGAAACAACGAAGGAGATATAAGGAGAGATCATGGTTAGATTTATGCAACCAAAGTGGTTTGAAAGACTACCAAGAACAATAGCAAAAACAATTACATGGAGAAGCTGGATGATGGTAACTAATAGTATTATTGGTTGGATCGTTACAGGTGATCCTTGGAAGGGTCTTGCAGTAGGATTACTAGCACTTGTTATTAATAGCACACTGTACATCTTACATGAGAGACTTTGGAACCGATTTGATTGGGCAAAGAAACAAACAACTGAGTTGGACAAAGTTCTCTTATAAATAATTAAAAGGAGAAAATTATGAACAAAATTCGTTGGGTGTTAGCACACGAACCTATTGAGTTATTTCTTAGGGCGGCAAAGCACTTTAAAGCAACTATGGAAGAGAAGATGCCAGGCGCAATTGACTTGGAAATCTTAACCCTTTCAGAGTATGCAGATAAGTATAAACCTGGGGAGACTATCACGAAACATGATCTTTTAGGATTAATGGAAAGTGGTGAGATAGAAATGTCCCAAATGTACACTTCTACTCTAGGACGCACACATCTAAAAGATATGTGGGCATTAGACATGCCATTCATTTTCAAAGATCATGACCATGCTAAAGATGTTCTTGAGGGTGAGATTGGGAAGTCTCTACTTGCTGATCTTAATAAAAACAGCAATGTTCAAGGCCTTGCGTTTACCTATTCGGGTGGTTTTCGTATGATCCCTGCTAACGTAGAACTTCATAAGATTGAAGATTTTGATGGACAGAAGTTACGTTGCAACAAATCTCCTATTGCAGAAGAGACTTTTAGTGCTATCGGTGCTATTCCTGTTCCTATTGAGTTGGAGCAGATCAACGAAGGTGTACAGGATGGTATTATCGTAGGTGGAGAATCAACTTATCCTCGTTTTTATGGTTTGAAACAGAATGAGTTTATGAACACTATTAATGATGCAGAACATTCATTGTTCCTAACCACCATTCTTGTTGCAAAGGACTGTTGGAACTCTCTTGATCTTGAGTTGCAATGTCAAATTGAAGAAGCATCCTTTGACGCAGCTAGGGCAGAACGTGTTTGGTCTGTAGAAGACATTGACATAGTTAAGTCCAAATGTGAGGAAGATACCATTAAGGTAGTCACCATGTCTGATGAGGAACGTCTACGTTTCAAAGAGGCAACTGAGTATATGTATGAAAAATATGATGATATGTTCTCTCCAGATCTTCTTAATAAAATTAAAACATATCATTAATGATATGGGGTTTATACACATAGAGGGGGAGCAATCCCCCTTTTTTGTTCGTTATATATAAAATATGTATAGTTTGTGCGAAATTTCTTTTGAAGAAATATATAATGTTTGGCAAATAGAGTTATGGCCTGGTAGAGATCATATTAATAAATTGAGCACTCTTACACTATCTAGGGATAATAAATTAGACCAGCAAACGTATATAAAAAGGTACGAAAGTACTGTAGTTTTTTTTGGACTTAAATATACTAATAACTATTATGAAGAAAAAGAAGAATTGGTTGGTGTTAATAGTGGAGCACAATGTGGATTAAGATTATACAGATCAAGAGGATTATGGATAAATTCTAAACACAGAGGGTTGGGTGGTGCAAAAGACCTACTTAATGTTGTCATTGAAGAGGGTAAAAATCGTGGGTGTAATAGAATCTGGTCACTTCCTAGAAAAAATTCTTTATATGCTTATGAAAAAGCAGGGTTTAAGAAACAAAGTGATTGGATCGAAGATGATGTTGATTTCGGACCTAATTGTATAGTAACTAGACCAATAGATTTATAAATATAAAAAAAAGGATTATAATATGGCCACTCCAACAACAAAAGCAACTTTAAAGAGTTATTGCCTACGGAATCTTGGTTATGGTGTTATAGACATCAATATATCTGATGATCAAGCAGATGATCGACTTGATGAAGCATTACAATATTTTTCTCAATACCATTATGATGGTGTAGAAAAGATGTTTCTTAAACATCTCATTACGACAGCAGATGTTACACGTGCTAGATCAGATACTTCTGAAACAGCAACAGATACAGCAGATAATAGTGTAACAGCAACATGGAAAGAAGGTGACAATTGGATACCTCTTCCTAGTTCTGTTATTTCTGTTGTACAGGTTTTTCCTTTTGAAGAATCTGCAACCAATAATATGTTTGATATCCGATATCAATTGAGATTGAATGACCTGTATGATTTGTCTACTACTTCAATTATACATTATGATATGACAATGAAGCATCTGGATTATTTACAGCATATTCTTGTGGGTGAAGTACCAATTCGATTTAATGAACATAAGAATCGTCTTTATCTTGATATGGATTGGGAAAATGATATAGAACCTGATGTTGATTATATTGTAGTAGAATGCTGGAGAAAATTAGATCCAACAACGTATACTGATATCTATGATGATATGTTTTTAAAAAGATATACAACAACACTACTTAAACGACAATGGGGCTCAAATCTCAGTAAGTTTGGTGGTGTTGCTATGTTGGGTGGAGTTACTATGAATGGAGAAACTATATACACTCAGGCAATAGAAGAACAACAAAGACTTGAAGAGCAGATTCAATTAGCATATGAATTACCACCTATGCATATGATAGGGTAAATTATGGCAGTCAATTCATTCTTTCATACTAGTGGTGCCACGGCCATCGCTGCCGAACAAAGTTTGTATGCTGATTTGGTTACAGAAGCAATTCAGATTTTTGGACATGATGTATATTATCTAGATCGAACCCTCACTGCCGAAGACTCTTTATTTTTTACAGATGATCTTGCAAAATTTACTACGCAAGCAAAAATAGAAATGTATGTAGAAAATTCTGAGGGGGGATTTGCTGGAGAAAAAGAATTAATGTCTCAATTAGGTTTACAGAATCTAAGTGAGATTACTTTTGTTGTGAGTAAAACTAGGTTTCAGGATTTAACAAAACAAATTACAATTGAAGCTGGAACAGATACTTTAAGTGGTTCTATATTATTAGAAGCAGGAAGTTTGGATAGTACGGTAGTAGATATTAGTGGTTCATTTGAAAGTGGTTTTATAATTTCAGAAGCAACTTCAACGGATTCTGATAGACCCTTAGAAGGTGATTTAGTTTACCACCCGACATTAGACAAGGTGTTTCAAATTAACTTTGTGGATCATGATGATCCTTTTTATCAACTGGACAACAATCCAGTATACAAATTAAATTGCAGATTATTTGAGTATAGTTCTGAGATTATAGATACAGATATCGCTGCAATCGATGCGATAGAGACAGATCTTTCGATAGATGCTCTTAGTTTTCAGATGACTTTAGAACAATCATCTGCTGTAAACGAATATCTAAGAATGGAGATTGGTGGAGATCAAGGACTTCTATTAGAAGAGACTGCTGGTGATTATCTTACGGGTGAGAATGATTCTAGTGGTGTTGGTGAAAGTATTATACTTGAGAATCCAGCAGATAGTGGTGATGATGCCTACTTACTTAATGAAGATTATGTAATAGGTGATGTGAGTACAGAAACAACAGCCCAGAACGAGTTATTTGATTCGTTAGATGATACAATATTAGACTTCTCCGAAAGAAATCCTTTTGGTGATGCTGGAGGTACATAATGTTAGGACAACAATTCTATCATGAAACAATGCGAAAAGTAGTTGTCGCATTTGGAACAATATTTAATAATATACATTTGGTTCGTAAAGATAATGATGGGAACATTATTCAGACAATGAAGGTTCCTCTTGCTTATGGACCAAGAGAGAAATTTCTTGTCCGTTTGCGAGAGGATGCAGATCTTACTAAACAGGTTGCAGTAACTTTACCTAGAATTGGTTTTGAAATAGCAAATTTATCATACGATTCTGCTAGAAAATTAAATCGTGTTCAGAGAATGAAAAAGGTAAAGGGAGACAAAGCTAGTCAATTAGACACACAATATATGCCTGTTCCCTATAATTTAGAATTTACTTTATATATTATGGCAAAACAATCTGATGATGCCTTGCAAATTGTAGAACAGATTTTACCCTACTTTCAACCAGATTATACAGTAACAATTAATGACATGACCGATATGGGAATAAAGAGAGATGTTCCTTTAGTATTAAATAGTGTTGCTTATGAAGATAATTATGAAGGAGAATTCCAAGCAAGAAGGGCATTAATATACACTTTGTCATTTACAGCAA